CTCTGTAGATTGGCAGGAGAAAACCTGCGAGGCTACTGATTTAGATACGAAGCTACCGTTTTTAAACATTGCACTTGGTATAGGGGGAATGTATATCAAACCAAAAGTAGGAAGTCTTATCCTTGTGGGTATGGTAGAAAATAATGAAAGTCAGCCCTTTTTGCTCAATGCTCAAGAGGTAGATGCCTACGAGTTAAAAGCTAACAATTTTAAACTACACAACGAAACGGTAGATTTTAAAACTCTTTTAAACGACCTTTTTATGGAACTTAAAAACGCTGTTGTTCAAACACCCGCAGGCCCTGGCAACTTTGCCCCGAATAATGTAGCAAAGTTTGAAGAGATTAACAACAAAATAAACGCACTATGGCACTAAACAAACAAGCCCTTCAACAAGGCATTATCGCCTTACAACAAGATATGCAACGCAAAACCGATGCAAGTATGGAGGAATATGCCGAACGCTTGGCCTCCCTTATTTACGACTTTGTTCGTAGTGGTGAGGTAACAGTGCAAGCAGGAATCACCCTACAAGCAGGGGCTTATACGGGTGCTACTACAGGTGAAGGAAAAGGGAAAATAACTTAAAAGCACATATCACAATGGAATGGATAACAGAAGTACTTAAAGAGCATTTTGGTTCGTTTATCGGTATGGTATTATCGGGCTTAGCGGGTTGGTTCTTTGGTCGCCCCAAGCAGCAAATGGAACTACAAACCTCCGAACTTGACAATGTAGACAAGGCTGTGAAGATATACCGAGAGATGATAGAAGACTTAGGTGCTAAGTACGCCAATGCTATTGAGGAACTCAAACACGCTAACCAGCGCATTAAGGACTTAGAAGCCTCAGTAGAGGAGCTTCTCACCGAACTTAAGAAGTACAAGCAGTTAAATGGTAAAGCAAAATGATAATCACCGCCCTACATAATCAAAGCCTCCTCGACCTCGCCCTGCAACACACGGGTACTATTGAAAGCGTCTTTGAGTTTGCAGAAGCTAATACCCTTAACATCACCGATGATGTAGTAGCAGGCAAAACCTTAGTACTGCTTGCCGAGACATTCACTAATAAAGATATACTCGGCTACTACACCGCTAAGAACCTACAGCCTGCAACGGCTTTCACCAAAGAAGACGAACAAGTAGCTAAACGCCTTGAAGGTATTAGTATTTGGGCAATAAATTTAGATTTCGTAGTAACACAACAATAACTATGGCACGCACGATACAAGAAATACAAACGCTTATTCTCCAAGCCAAAGCACAAGAGCCTGCCTTGAATGAGCTCAACAGCACTTCCAAAGTAGCTATATGGCGCTTGTGGGTCTATATTATAGCGGTGGCGATATGGAGCTTAGAGAAGCTTTTCGACCATCATAGAGCGGATATAGACAAGCGTTTAGCAGAACTCAAGCCACACACAGCACGTTGGTACAGAAGCAAAGCCCTTGCCTTTCAATACGGCTTTGACCTATTGCCCGACAGTGATAAGTTTAATAACCAAGGGCACACGGAGGAACAGATAGAAGCAAGCAAACTCATAAAGTACTCTGCGGTAATAGAGAGTAAAAACGAAGGTCGTTTGATAGTGAAGATAGCAGGCGAACAAGGCGACACGCTGCGACCAATCACCGATGCCCAAAAGCAAGCCTTTGAAGCCTACTTGCAGGAAATAAAAGATGCGGGCGTACGCCTATCGGTAGTGAACTATCAGCCCGATATACTGCACCTGCAAATGAAAATCGTTTATGACCCGCTTGTATTGGACGGCAACGGACAAAGTATCCTACACGCCACTAAACCAGTAGAAACGGCAATTAAAGACTATTTAAAACGCCTGCCATTTAATGGCGAATTGGTCTTAGCACACCTTATTGATGCGCTGCAACAAGCCGAAGGGGTTAAGATACCGCACTTAGTGTTAGCACAAAGTAAGAACATCACCAGTAGTGGCGAGTATGGCGCATTTGAAACTATTGAAATAAGCAAAATACCCACCGCGGGCTATTTTACCATTGATAACTTCAACGACATCACTTATATCAGCAATGTATAACCTTAATATCGACAAACTACTTGTACTGCTTACCCCCACTTTTTTGCGAAAGCCAAAGTTGGTGGCGTGGTTAAGAATGCTGGCAACGCCCTTGCACAAACTGCTGTACGACTTTCAGCGAGCTCGCCAAGCTGACTTGTACAACCTCGCTCATAACAGCCAAGTATGCTACCTGCGCAAAGCCCTTAATGATGAGTTTGACGACGAACAACGGCGTATCCGTATCGAGGATGGCAAGCAGAAACAAAGGTTGTATATCTATCCCCGCAGTGCTAATAAGCCTTTGTACTTAGGCAAAGTATTCCTCTACCAACGAGGCGACTATATCGACGGGGGTGTAGACTTTATAGTGGTATTGCCACAAGGTTTAGAATACGACAAATACAAGTTAGAAGCCCTCGTGAACTTCTATAAATTAGCTGGTAAACGATGGGAGATAAATCATAACTAAAACCGTTACCCCGTGCGGATTGTCCCTCCCTTTCGGGGAGGGGAACGGGGAGAGGATTATGAATAAGTTACATACAGAACACAACGCAGGTTACCCCTTTGATGTGGCATTTCTTGCCTTTATGCAGAACGCCTACAACCTATTTAACCATTTTGGACACCTTGCAGGCAATAAGGCAATTATCTCAGGCTGTGAGGAGATAGGCAACACCATCACCCCTGGCACTGTCTTTATCAACGGAGAACTTTTCCCCTTTGAAGGAGGGGCTAAAGGAGATACCGTTATCATCAAAGAGGAAACTAACGAAGTAACCTTTGACGATGGTTTTTTGCGCCCCTTAGAAACTATTCGCACAGCCGCTTTTGGTCGCTCTGTACCTGAGAAGACTTTCAATTGGGAAGACTTTAAGCGTGTGTACAATCTCCAATATTTAGGAGAAAATAAAACAGATAACACCGAGACAAAAAAGCTCCTTGAGCGCATTGAAAAATTAAAAAAACAAAAGCAAGCCGTACCTATTGGACTTATCGCCTTATGGGGAAAGCCCGCCTCAGAAATACCCGCAGGCTGGAGAGAATACGTGAACTTACGAGGTAGAATGCCCATAGGGCTCGACCCCGATTATGTAAAGAAACCCGAAGACTCACAAGACTATCAATTGAATGGTTTATTAAAATATGGAGGCGAACGTTCTCACAAACTCACCATAGACGAAATGCCAGCTCACAATCACCAACTATACTATCGTGAAACCCAAGACGATTCTGGTGATGGAGGCGATGGAAGAGAGTTCTCAACGGGCTCAACTCATAATGCAAATGTTACCAACACTGGTGGCGACCAACCCCATAATAATATGCCGCCTTACCGCGTTGTACAATTTATTGAGTATGTAGGCTTCTAACCCTCTTAACGAATAAACACTAAAAACAAACGTAATATGACACCAAAAAAAACATTAAAAAAGTGGTTTTCTAACTTAATGAAACCCGCACAAGAACATTTCGCTGCTTGGATTGACAGCTATTGGCACAAAAGCGAACAAATTCCAATGAGCAACATCGATGGACTTAGCAGAGCCATTGAGAACACCGCATCGGCAAAGCAGCTGCTCAACCATTTAGAGGACACCAATGCCCACCGCAATCTATTCGACAAAAAAGTAGATAAGGAGGAGGGCAAAGGCTTGTCGGCAAATGACTTCACCAACGAGCACAAGCAGAAGTTAGAGGGCTTGCAGCCTACTGATGTATCCGGCTTGTTACCCAAAGGCGGATATGACGGCACAGGGCAACAGCTGAAAGAGGCTATTGACGGACTGCAAACCAAAATAGGACAAGTAGAGACTACCCTAAGCGTAGACGACACCGCCTTCGACACCCTGCAAGAAATCGTTACCCAAGTGAAGAGCAACAAAAACTTGGAGCAGTTGCTTACAGGGAAGGTAGATAAAGAAGAGGGCAAGGGGCTATCACAAGAAAATTTCACAACAGAACTTGCTAATAAAATAATAGAATTGGAAAAGCAGGTAAATGTTTTTAAAAGTATCATTGATAAAGACGGAGATGATATTATAATAAAAACAACACCTAATATAAGAGTTGTAAGTACCGGCGCGTCTATTTATTTCAAAATTTTTGAAGAAGGACATGATATTCTAATTTCAAAAGACTATATTTCTCTGGGAGAAAAAAGACTATATACGAGCGCGGATATTACCAATCCTTCCTTGAATGAGTTTATAACAAATTCTGTTGTTCATCGATGAAAAAAAGCACCCGCAACATCCGTTACTTAGTGGTTCACTGCTCCGCTACACCAGAGGGCAGAGACCACACCGCCAAAGACATCGACCTTTGGCACCGCCAACGTGGCTTTGAAGGAATAGGTTACAACTACATCGTCCGCCTCGATGGCACGGTTGAAGAGGGCAGAGATGTAAATAAAATTCCTGCCCACGTAACCAACCACAACAAGGACAGCATCGGCATTTGCTACATTGGAGGCATCGACAAAAACACGTTGCAGCCCAAAGACACCCGTACGCAAGCCCAAAAAGAAGCCTTAAAAAAGCTCCTAAAAGAGTTAAAGGCTTTGTACCCACAAGCTGAAATCTTAGGTCATAGAGACTTCCCTGGTGTCGCCAAAGCCTGCCCTTGTTTCAACGCCAAAGACGAATACAAAAACATTAGCAAATGAGAAAATTAACCCTATTATTATTGGCGTTCCTCGCCTTAGTAGGTTGTCGTACCCGCAAGGTTATCACTACCGAGCAACGCCAAGTACAGAAAGAGCGTATTATAAAGTATAAGGATAGTACCCAACTCTTTGCCTACAACTCCCACAGCTCCCAATTCTCCCACAACTCCCAAGAGAATTACGAGCTCGAATTAGAAACCCTCACCGACAGTGTAGGCAAACCACGTGAACTCATCTACACCCGCATTCGTGATGGCGATAGCGAGACCATAAGGGTAACAAACGGAAAGGTAAAGATTAAAGCTACAAACACCCATTCTAAGAGCCTACAGCAGGCTGACAGTGCCCTTTATAATAATTCATATATACACACTAAAACCGAAGCACAAAAGCACAAATATACCCAACACAAGCAAGTGAGCAAACAAGTAAAAAGCAGCCCCGTAAGGCATACCTTTTGGCTCTTGCTACTCGCCTTGTTAGTCTATATATGTTGGAAATATAAGCCGTTTCGGTGGAAGATTTAAACAGCTTTTAAATGAAGTTTAAACACTGCTAAAAAGGAGGACAAGCAGTATAAAAAATGTCCTCCGCTTTTAAATAGTTTCTCACGCTAAATTTAAAATACGAACCCGAAAGCCCTACGGAGGACAATAAGTCTTCTGTGGGTTTTCGGGTTTGTTCATTTATTTAGCGTGAGAGTTGCAAAAGTACAACTATTTTTTAAAACACCAAAAAAACACTACCAGTGCGGCTCGCACCGAACACTAACCGAACACTAACCGAAGATAAACCGAACACTAACACTAAAAAAATGAAAAATCACACTACATCACCATTACCTTTTCAAGGGCAAAAGCGAAAATTTGTCAAACACTTCAAAGAAGCCCTAAAACACTTCCCTGCCAACGCCACCTACATCGACCTATTCGGCGGTTCAGGCTTGCTCTCCCACACCGTCAAAACCACTCATCCCAACGCCCGCGTAATATGGAACGATTACGACGACTTCGCTCACCGATTGGCACTCATACCCACCACCAACGAAATCATCGCCCAATTGCGCCCAATCGTAGCAAATCACCCTAAAGGAACACGTATCAATGAAGTAAAACCCACTATTTTGGAAGTCCTCCGCCAATACCCGCCTGAAGCCTTAGATTATATTACCTTCTCTGCCAATCTCCTTTTCAGTGGCAAGTACGCCACCAGCTTGGAAGTCCTTGCTAAAGACGGCTTCTATGCTAAAGTTTCTCAAACACCCTACAATGCTGATGGTTATCTTGCAGGAGTAGAACGCCGTCAAACCGACTATCGCAACCTCATCACCGAGTTTGAACATACCCCAAATACCGTCTTTATTCTTGATCCACCCTATCTTTCCACCGACATCAGTTCCTACAGCGGTGCTCAAGATTGGAAACTAAAAGACTACCTACATATCGTCAAAGCCCTCAACGTAATGTCTCGCTACATCTACTTCGGAAGCAATAAAGGACAACTCCTCGACCTTTTCGACTTCCTTGCCAACGAATACAACCTCCCCAGTCCATTCAACGGAACCGAGCGCATAACCGTCAGCACCAGCGTTAATTATGCCAGTGCCTACGAAGATTTAATGATATACAAATACTAAAAACACGAACAATGAAATCAACATCCAATATTTGGCAACGTACGCCAATATCCTACTATGGAGGTAAGCAAACAATGCTGCCACATATCCTGCCCCTTATCCCCGAACACACCATCTACACCGAAGCCTTTTTCGGAGGAGGTGCAGTCTTTTGGGCAAAACAGCCCATCAAAACCGAAATCATCAACGACTTTAATGCTAATGTATATACCTTCTACAAGGTTCTGCAAAACCGCTTTGCAGAGCTTAAAACCCTTATAGAGAGGTCTGTAGTTAGCCGAGAAGCCTACAAAGCCGCATTGGTAATCTACCACGCCCCTTTTGCTTTTACCGAAGTGCAACAAGCGTGGGCATTTTGGTACGCTACCAATTGCGGTTACTCTAACCAAGTTGGCAACTGCCGTATCACAACCAACAGCAAGAATGTGTCCGCCCTCAACAACAAAATTACCAACTTTACCGACACCTACTCCGCTCGCCTGCGAGGCGTACAAATTGATAACAACGATGCCACCGAAGTCCTCACCCACCACGACACCCCAACCACTTTCCATTATGTAGACCCACCCTACATCGGAGCTAACCAAGGACACTACGGAGGCTATGAGCAATCACATTTTAACCAACTATTAACCACACTTGCCACCCTCAAAGGCAAATTCCTGCTAAGCTCCTACCACAATGAAGAGCTAACCAAATACGTACAGCAATGCGGATGGTATCAAAAAGAAGTGTCAATGCATTTAGGTAGCAGCAATAGCACAGGAAAGAAGCGTATAGAAGTCCTTACAGCCAACTACCCTATATAATATGTATAGGCAAAAAAAACACGGATAGCCATACCGCATATCCGTGTTTTTTTATTACCTTTGCCCCGCTCAAAAAATGTACATTTCGTTTTGAAAATTGGTACATTTCGTTTTGCGGATTATACGAGGTCAAATTCTTTTTGTAAATCTGAACGATAAAAGTCTGGGAGGAGTTTTTTATTTTGTT